TTCCCTGAGTGATTTATAAAATTCTCTTTTTTCGTCGGAATCCATTTACTCTTAAAGCGTAATGTTTAACCAAGGAAATATAGGAGGAACTACTCCAATAAGTCGAAGCAGACCCTCAGCAAAAAGTGCAAGAACAACCCAACCAACACACATACTAATAATCGAAGCATTACGATTGTGCTTTCGTATGGCAGCATCAATCATCTCCTGCACTTCTTCTTTAGTTATATGCTCTGGAATTTTAATATCTTTACCCCAATCTTTAAAATTCTCCATTTTCTCTTTTGCGCTTCAACTCCTCAAATTTACTAAGATCCTCAAAACGTTTTTTCCAAGTATCTCCTCCGTCTTCTCCTTTAAGAGGATTGATACAAGTTTCATCTCCCAACTTGTTACAAACTAGACCTGCAAGATCTAATTCACTTCCCTTGTTTCCTGTACCTGACCATCGATGTTGCCCATTAATCCAAATAGCACCGCATTTTGGACATTCAATTCTCTCCATCTTTAGGTCAGAGAGTTCTTTACTCATTCTTTTTTCTCCAGTTCTTTAACTAGTTTTTTATGGTCTATTGCGAGTTGTGATTCAAGTTTTTTTCTCATTACCCACATCTTGACCTTTACGATTTGATACCTATAAAGGAGATCAACATACGCAATCAAACGCAATGTAGCATCAAATCCTCCTACTAGCACAAGTGTAATAAAAGTTAGCACTAGTAAATAAAAAACTATCATAAAGCACCAAAACGTTTAGATTATATAGACATTACACTATTGCTTAACATTTTGCAGTCGCTATTAATACTAAAACGGAGAGTGAGAGAATCGAACTCTCAAGGGCTTTAACACCTCAACGCTTTTCAAGAGCGGTTCCGTCACCTATCGGATTGACTCTCCTCGTTTATCGAACTTCAAAGTCCAATTTACGAACTTTGCGTTTTCTTCTTTCTTCTTGCCAACGAATATCTTCATTAGTAAGAACACTAGTGGTATTTTTTCCACCATAAGAGTTTAGCATAACTATTTGTGATAAGTCAACTGCCGAAATCTTTTCCCCGCGAATCGTTGTCATATTGGGACAACCACAAGAGACAGTCTTACTTGGATGTCCTTCCAACTCTCTACTACAAGAGCGGCACCTTAGCTTTATGTTTTCCATTGGTTAATATAATGTGTTACTTCACAGAAGTCTTTCCACACTTATTTATATGGGCGATGAGGGATTCGAACCCCCGACCCTCTCCGTGTAAAGGAGGTGCGCTACCACTGCGCTAATCGCCCTATTCAAATATTGAGTAAATTTTAGGGTCTACTTCTACTGGAATCTTCCGATAGACTGGAGGACCAAGGAAGTATTCATCACGAACTGCTTTCATAATATGCTTGGGAGTACCATAATATCCCATATGCATCCACACACAGTCTATATATCGAAGTTCATCACGTCCTGCATCGTAAGTGAAATCATCACAATAGGCAACAATCTCTTGTGGGACTTCTACTTTTTTCCAAGTATAAGGTTCTTCAACAAAAAATGGTATGGTCATAAAAAAGGGGCCCGAAGACCCCAAAATTATATCACAATCATTTTAAAGATTCAACAGCAGCAAGTGCTTTCTGACGTAGACCCTCAGGAAGAGGAACATAACCAAGAGAATCGGACTTTGCCTGTGCTTTCTCACTCAACATATAACGAAGAGTTGTTTTCACATTCTCATTCTGAGGTGCTTCGGGGTATGCAAGAATCCAAGTCAGGGAGACGATAGGATAAGCATTTGCACCTGCGGGGTTAGCATCAGCACCACGCAACTGAGAGTCAAGAACAATCTCACCAAGTCCAGCAGAAGCTGTTTCGGCAGATGCCTTAACGAAGTTTCCTGCCTTGTTCTGAAGAGCAGGTTGTTGAAGTCCACCATTCTTTACATAGTCGTAATTGACATATCCAATAGAACCAGGAGTTTGCTTCAGTTGTGCTGCAACACCAGAGTTACCTTTGGCGCCAACACCAACAGGCCACTTTACTGCCTTACCTGTACCAACCTTTGCTTTCCACTCGGGAGAGAATGCTGACAGGGAGTTAGTGAAACCTTTGGTAGTACCAGAACCATCAGAACGATGAACGACCTTGATGGCACCATCAGCACAACCGAAAGTAGACCAGTTAGTGATCTTGCCTAGGAATACATCAGCAAGTTGTGTCTGAGTAATCTTGGCATCACAACCAGGATTATTATAGGCAGGAACGATAGCACCACCAGTCATAGGAATGTGAACCACTCCAAACTCAGGTTGCTTCTCGTCCTTTACAGCACCATCAGAGGCACCAAAGTCAACGGTCTTTGCAGTGTACTGACGAACACCAGCACCACTACCAACTGCTTGATAGTTGACTTGGTTGTCAGTTTCTTTAGCAAAATCACTGAACCATGCTGTATAGATTGCAGCAGGAAAAGATGCTCCTGCTCCACTCAACTTAAATGTTTCCTTTACTTCTGCAGTTTGATTAGAACCACAAGCCACCATCAGAGGGGTGGCTGCTACAACTGCTGCGATTGCTTTGAGTTTCATTTATATAATATCAGAACTTGTACTTGGTGCCGACTTCAACTTTCCAATCATCTTTATCGTCATACATCAAAGTTTCAAACTTTCCATAACCACTAAACTTCTTAGTAAATTTGACTTTAGTACCAACTTCTAAAGCAGTGAAAGTATCACTATCACCACTATCAGGATATGATACACCAAGACCACCTTCAATATAAGGAGTTAGTGCTCCAACTTTGGTCTCATAACCAATACGTCCTTGATGAACGGTTTTCTTATAGTCGTCATCTGTGCCTTTAAATTCATGCTTGGACTCAACATAGGGTCCTGCAAGGGCAGGTGTCGCCAGTGCAGATGCTGCCAGTGCGGCAAGTGCGATTGCTTTCATTTGAAATTCCTTTTTGTAATGTTTTCGGGTTTGTCCGTTGAAGACCTTAGTATTATAACAGTGTCTTCAGATTCTGTAGTTAATATCAAGTTAAGTTGATTTAAGAACAAACCTTGGTATATATACTGACTTAATCTAAATTTTACTAGTTTTAACTGCACCTTAATTTTAGACATAAAAAAAGGACCCTCGTTAGAGGATCCTAATCTTATCTGAGTAAAGATCAGAAGTTGTACTTCAGACCAGCCTTGGTGCCATAACCAGTGTCGTCATCACCAGTAATGAACGAAACTTCACCATAGAGACTCAGGGCATCGGTCAGTGAGACAGAAGCGCCACCCTTACCAGAGAACTCCACTTCGGTTTCAGCGCCGTCAGGAGAGACAAGAGCAGGACCACCTTGAATGTACCAAGCAGCAGTTTCACCCAGAGGACCTTCATATCCTACGTGAGCATCGGTTACAGTTCCTTGATAGTCGCTACCAACGAAACCAGAGTTTGCCTCTACATTCACGTAAGGACCTGCAAAAGCAGCACCAGCGGACATGGAGAGAGCAGCAGTTGCTGCGAATACAGATTTAATCATTTGTTAATACCTCGTTATTTTCTCGCAGAGTAATATACCTGCGGATGGAAAGAGACTCGACGTGTCTCTGTTTAAACTTCGTGATTCAGCGAGTAGTTGAGGCTTCTTCACTTGGTTATTTATAAAGTTTTACAACAATCGGGAATACGGATTCCCGAAGCGGAGTATCGGAATCGAACCGACGACATCTAACTTGGAAGGATAGCGTTCTACCGCTGAACTAACTCCGCAATGGTGGGAGACGAATCTCCCAACTCCATTCACACGGAAGGGATTATAAGACAGAATGAGTATTCTGTCAAGCCCTATGACGGAAATCGAACCATCCTCTGCGGTTTACAAAACCGCTGCATCGCCTCAATGCTTATAGGGCAGGCTCCCCAACTAGGACTCGAACCTAGAACATCCTGGTTAACAGCCAAGCGCAACTACCAATTGTGCTATTGGGGATTGTTTGCCTTTTCTTCTTTTTTGGTCTTGAAGTAAAGACTATAATACCTCTGCTTCATTTTGTCAATAACATTCATATCTTCTTCAAATCCCATATATTTGAGATGTGAATAAACGCCTTCCATTTCTCCAATAAGAAGTAGAAGGTTAATTGAAGTTACTGGTCTTCCACCGAAGGAATAATTGTCCATAAAAGAAGAAAGGACAACGACTCAAGTAGGATTCGAACCTACGACCGACTGCTTAGAAGGCAGTTGCTCTATCCAGCTGAGCTATTGAGTCATTTGAGTACCCACATATTATAAGGCATGTGAGCAACCTTGTCAACTCTCTGCTGCTGCTTCCTCAGTAACTTCAGGTTCAGGTTCAGGTTCTGGAAGAGTTACGCCAGTTTGAGTCAAATACTCAATAGCACCTTGAACTTTCAGATAAAGTTCTCTGTTTTTTGTAAGAGAACTTTCAAGGTCGTTGCGTTGTTGAAGCAGATTTTGCAAATGTGTTTGTTGTTCAGTCAGTTCCATTTCTTTAATCAGTTAATATCCATTTCCTTATCACCAATATCTTGATCTTCAAGACATAGGTAATCAAGTTCTTTTACATCCTCAGGAATGTTAATCCATTCGTCAAATTCTTCTGCAATGGCAACAGCATCAAACTGTTGATCAAGACTACCATATTCTGCAAGATGGTGAATGCGATCAATTGACCAGTCACGAATCTGCACTAAAGGTTCAATCGTCTTTTCCATAATAATCTTTTCTGAAGTATCTGCTGAGGATGTTACTATTGTAGTATGCTGGTTCTCCTGTGTCAAGGGATTCGGTGAGGACTCCATGGACAAATAGTTGTCTTGTTTCTTCAAAGTTTGTTTTGCCAGATGTTTTATGTAAGCTGAGGATAGTTCTACTAAAATTCTGTCTCCCAATGCGTTCAATTTCTTCTTTAAGTTCTGGACAAGACCCATAATACTTTTTCCAATCATCAGTATTTATATACTCAAAAATACTTTCATTATAAATATTTTTATGGTAGAAAATATTTTTATGTCTTGGAGATATAACGAAAACGAATTCATAGAGGCTCCTAAAGG